GTTTTACCAATATAGTCGAGACCGGGATTACTAATAACTTACACCTTGTTTACACCATACCGCAGGACATTGTCCGCCTTATTAAACAACGTTTCTCATATTTCATTTCTAGCGCCTCTGCCGTCACTAAATCGCTCTGCACAGCAACTCTTGACCAAGTTAGACACCTGCCTATAATAACTTTCAATGACGACACTGCACAAGACTTGATCGCCCGCGGCTTTAAGGCCAACACAATCACGACTTATCAGGGCTCTCGTGCGGCCGAGGTAGTTTGGTATATCGACGATCACGCGGTGACGTCTAACATCATGGCACGCACCGAGTGGGTCTACACCGCCCTCACCCGTCATACTTCGAAACTCGTCATTGTCGGCAATACGGCTGAATTTTCGAAGTTTTTCAACATTCAAGGCCATAACCTGGAAACCTATCAGATTCACTCAAGCCTTGACGTTGTCAATGACACGATAGTCCCCACACCGATGGAAATTTCTTGTCCTTTAGGCCTGATCAAACAAGTAGAGAGCCCACCCGCTGTCGATAATTGCTCCATGAAGGTTGCCAAGCATACTGTGGACAAAGCCTTTGCCAGGCACCCCAACACAGCACCTTACTACCGAACACCTATTCCAAACATTGAGAACGGCCAACTTTCAATCAACAAAGACACACTCGTGAGTGAACCACCTGTGGTTAGGGGCGTAACAGTTAGTGGTGCTGGTCCAGCGACCATACCCCAGGTCAGTAATGACCCTTACCAAACAGCCTTCACGCTCGTGAAAAGATATGCTAGGAAGACGCCTCGGACCACACTTAAGGCAGGCCGCGTTACCCTTTCTCACTTGAAGCAAGGTCTATGCAAAGCATTGTTCGGCAATAGGCATTCCATGTCGAAGTTGGAGGAACAGTTGAAAACCACACCTGAGGAACAACGCGCGTGTTATCGTGAATACATAGAATCGTTCGACGAAAAGTTCGGCAACTCACCGAAAGCACGCGCCCACGCCGAAATAGCAGAAGAAATGAAGTGGTATGATGAGCAACTTGACTTTACCATGAAGCGCCAAACTAAGTGGAAGCCTGCTGATTTTGCGGCAGAGACTGACAAAGCCGGGCAGGGCATCGCAGCGTACTCAAAGCGGTGGAACATGATGCTTTGTGCCTACGCACGACTCCTCGCAAAGAAGTTGACTCAAGTCGCTGAGAACAACGGCCAGCACATATATTTCGC